TACCAGATACGATCGTGCGCGGGTTAATCACTGAGAATGCTCCCATCCACGCGCTTCCCTGTTGCTGTGACATGTTTGCAAGACCAATTACATCTGTGCTTACAATAGGCATGTACTCACCAAACAGCGCGGAACTCCTCCGAATATCGTTGTTTTTGCAGCACATCACCCAAGTATTGACATCGTAGTTAGGATCAACGTAGATGTCGAAGTTATCAAGCTTACCGAAGTGGTAAGGTCCAACAGTGTCTTCTACGTTATCTGCCTGGAAGCCCTGGATCATTGCAATGTACTCTGCACAAGTAGAACCGCATACAATCTTGTTCGGGCGAGTAAGACGTGTCTCCTGGTAAATCGCTGCAGCAGCCTGACCGAGCTTCAGCTTGAACATGTTCAGGTAATCAGAAGGTACAACGGCACCAGTCAATACCGGAGATGCATCCCAGTTGAAATTAGGTCTGTACTGTGCTGCCTCAAGCAGCTTCTGGAAGCCGATCTCGTTGATCTCTGCAGTCAGCTCAGAAATAGCAGCTTCCTTGGCCATATCTCCAATGTTTGCACCATACTCCTGCTGTGCTGCAAATGCGCTATATACTGACCAGTAGCAAGCCAGCTCGTGAGCTTCTGCAACCATGTTGATCTCATCCAGAACAAGTGAACCCTTTGCCATCTGTGCGCCGTAGCTGCCAGTAGCGTCAGGACCAACCGTCTCGTTGTCATACTGATATGTTGCGATAATATCGCCGGTAACACCTGTGATAACACCTGTAGCATAATCGATCTTTGCACCAGATACATCTGCTCCGGTAGCATCAACGAATCCGCCTGCACCGTTGTCAACATACTTGGAAGTTGTTCCGGTATTTGTAACACTGAGCGTGACAGATCCAGGAAGTACAGGTACGTATACAAGTGCACCTCCAACTGCGGTCTCATTCTTAACGATCTTACCAGTGAAGTTAGGATCAATACCCTGAGCATTCACAAACGGAGAAGACAGAACCTTGTTAGCCGGCGTCTCGCCCTTCGTGTTCTCGGCAACGAACTTGAAATACGGGATCAGCTGCTGGCGGCTCTTCATCGGTACGGAACCATATACGTCAAGAATAATCAGCTTCTGTACAAACATCGGCAGGAGTTCGAGGAACTCAGGCTTTGCTGCAATATTCGCGGTGTTTGTAGCTGCGGTGATACTGGTTGTACGTCTCACATTCTGCTGCAACTGACGAACGAACGCCTGCTTATCGGGAGACAACTTCTGCATAGATGCTACTACCTTTGACTGAGGACGCGCAACAGGGCGTCTTGCTACACCTGCGGTAATAGAAGTACCAGCATTGATGGTACGTCTTGCAGGAGCAGTCATATTACTTCTTCTTGTAATCATAACAATTACTCCTTTTCTATATTATGGTTTTTGGTTTACATTGGTTAGATCAAAACTAATTCGTTAGGATCATCTTCTTGTCCTTCCATGAAATACTCACCTTCCATTTCTACTACATCAGGTTTAGCAGGAATGTTAGATGTGGAAGTACTACCTGCAATGAGCTTTCTCAACTCATCCGGTGTTGTTGATGCTGTTACAGCAAGATCAGATACACTCTTGCCGATAGCATTTGCAAACATGTTAGCATACGCTGTCTGATAAGCGTAAATCATTTCCTCAGCTTCTGATTGACTATTCTTGAGTCGTGTAATCTCTGCATCACAGTTAGATGCTCTGACACGTAATTCCTTACTAGCGGTGACAGTTTCACGAAGTTTAGAATTCAATGTCTCAATTTCATCATCCTTCTTCTGAAGAAGCGAATTGTTTGCTTGAATCTTCTGAACATAATTAAGGTTCACTTTTTGCGAATTCGCAACCTTCTGATTTGCTGCTTTGAGATCGCTACATGCTTTTGTATATCGCAGGTTAAGCTGTCGAATTCTTCTATCTTTATCAGCAGCTACATCTTCAAGAGATTTAAGCTGAGTAGCATGTATGCGCTTCATCACTCTTATCTTATTTTCAGATGCAGCTATTGAAAGATTCATCGGCTGCATTGCTTCATTCAGACGGTTTACTTCTGCCTCAAGTTCATTTACACGTTGAACAGCTTCTGTGTACATCTGAACCAACGCGTTTACTTTCTGATCATGAAGAGATGGACCTGTGCATTCTGTTACAGTAGGCTCGCACGTGTTGAGCTCTTCAATACGTGAAGTAACTTCGACGTACGGATCTGTTCCTTCAGGGAACTGTTCCTTTATCATCTCAAGTGCTTCACAGCTTGTGATAGATTTCAGATTCGTTTTCACTGCAGCGCATATCTGCTTGTACTTCTTCTGTTTATCTGTATCGGTTGATGCAGCAATTTCAGTGAATGTAGGAACACAATCATTGTATGCAGGAAATGCTACAAGATCGAATCCTCTGAATACAAATGTTTCAGGATCTACTTCTCCATCACCTGCAACGTCACCTGCGCCTCTGATTGATATGCCGAACTGTACTCCTGCATCCTGAAATGCCTTTACAATTCTGCCAACAGGTGTATCGACCAGATTGAATTCTGCTGTTACATCTCCTGAATCTTCGAGTGCCATGCTTGTCATCACAATACATGCATTCTGGAAATCCTGACATCCAGGATCTTCAGGATGACCTAAGAACCCGATGTAATGACCGCGTGCGATACCATCTTTATATTCCTGAGATGCAATGACGTTTTCAAACAACTCACGACCAAGATGCATATCGTTGTTGTTGAAGACGTTGCTATCGCAGGACTTTCCTGAATAAGTACCTAATATTGCTCCTGCCATTGATATATCACTCCTTTATCTTCTAAATTGATATATGTTATTCTCGCGGGCTTTCTTATACTCTGAACGAGTCATATTCTCACGAGCATATTTGTCGAATAGTTTCTCCTCTTTCGGAGTAAGTAGCTTTTGAGTAAGACGTATCATACCACCTACTGCAAGTGTCTTCATCAGTTCTGATAACAATCCACCTTCTACAGTATCGGTGAATTCTACATCGCTGTCGTTCATCTGAAGCTCTTCATACGCATCAGCGTTAGCATCGTCTACTTCTTTTATAACTTCAGGATCAACTTCTACTTCTACTGTGTTTTGATCCTGAAGATCATACACATTTTGATCTATCTGAAGTTTCAACGTACCATCAAGATCTTCGGTTAGCTGAATATCTTTGTCCTTCAACTCATCTATCTGTATCAATATAGAAAGAAGAGCTGCAGGAGTAAGTAAAAGCTGATCCATGTTACTTCAATCTCCTTATAATTAATCTACCCGCTTTACACCGTTTTCGTATGCGTAATTGAATCTCGCGTCACTTACAAAATCAACTGTCATGTCAGTGATCGCTTCAAACTCTTCTAACTCATCAGCTGATAAAGCCTTAACAGCAGATTCAAGTTCAACAAGTGCAGTAACTACTCTCTTAACTGAAGCAGATGCGTTCTGTGATGATGCGTTAACAGGTTTCTTAACAAATGTCTTCATACTATTTATATTGTTCCTTTCTTTTATCTTGTATCAATATAAGATTCAATCTTTCTTCTGTAACTGTGTTACTTTCTCTACGAGTGTTTCAAGTGTATCGTCATCACTGATATCTACACCAATCTGAGCTAAGTTATAAGCTAACTTGTTTGTGTACATCGATACTGTTTCTGCACAATCAAGTATAGTTGAGTCATCATCTACTTGTAAACATGAGCTAAACAGCTGAATAGATGTGTCGTTTGATGCAGGCATTGACAATGTTGCAGGAGTGTATGCTGAGTTTGCTTTCTTTTGTCCTAAGTATCCGCCACCAGGAATCCATTCCTGCTCATGATATATAGGATACAGCATGTTCAAGTTTCCAAGCTGTTCAATACCTCCGAGCTGTATCTTCCAGATAATCTGCACTACTTGGTTCTTTCCTACCTTGATAATGTTTTCTTTCAAGATTTGTCTGTTTTCAGGATAAGACATGTCCCAATTCTCTTCTGATGGAGGGCATATTCTGTACCCTGCGAGTAATCCGTTGTCTCCACCGTCTGACCAATCTTTCTTTGACCATAGACCTGCTTCAGTGATAAAGACGTAATCTCTGCCGCTTTCTCTGAACTGCTTAAGCGCTCCTGTTGATATGAATCCACTGAATACAACGTCAATTGTCTTAGGCAACTCTGAGCAGTTTTCAGGGACAAGCTCTCTGTATGTTATTTCTGCTCTAGGATATGACTCAGATATTAGTTCGCAGTTTATTGTTTTTGATGATGGTCTATTGCTGAACGGTAATCCGAGGCCCATGTACTTTCTTCCGTTGTTAACTGATTTATCATATCCGTCAGCTCCGTATCCAGGGCACTGTTTCAGATAATTGATGAATCGTTTCTCTTCTGTATCACCTACGTCACCTACTCCAGAAGGTAAACCGTTTCGATCCTCATTCTGACTACTCAGACCCATTGTACCAACTGAGATGTATCTAGGTATGTACAGTGAAAGTAGATCGCTACCTTGTCCCAACACTCCATCACCTTTCAGATAGTGACCTATTCCTGTAAGAAGGGAATTAGTAGATGCATTGTGTCCTTCGTGATGTGAAACAAGCTTGCCGGTAGCTTCATCATACACGTTGAATGTTACATTATGTTTCATATCAAGACGTCTTGAGAATATATTCATTATGGTGTCTCGCTTTCATCACTATCGTCATCGTGCGTGAATTTTTCAACTGTTTGTGTTTCATACACGCTAGTTCTCATGAAACTGTATTTACGAGGATGCACTTCTTTTGAAGTTGCAGTAGGTTGTTTTGCATCTACACGTCTATGAAGATTTGGATTAGTGTATCCGTTCTTATCTCTCTGTAAATCTGCTTCGGTTGCTAAAACAGCAGGTCCTTGGTAATTTGATATGTTATGTTCTTCGTTCAAAGTAAACACCTCCTACCGTCTGCTACGACGATAGAAGGTTCATCTCAGATCATTTATTTACTTTCAGGCCTGTGATTCTTAACTACTGAATACTTGGTATTCTCTGTATTGAGTGATATTGCATCTCCGAGTTCAAGCATTATCGAATTCACTGCCGGTTTAGGCGCTACTGTAGTTCCTGAATCAACTGCGTATGCTTCCTTATCCGATTGTGATTCATCTAATGCTTTATCATACCTCAGATTGTATTCAGGATCGTCTTTTCTCTTCAAGTAATCATCAGGATATCTTACTGTTGCATCTTTCGGGCCTAAGCCGAGTGAGAATACAGGCTGAAGTAGAGACTTCACTATATGTTCATTGTTACACAGCTGAAGAGAATACAACGCTCTATACCCTGGAAGCATGTCTGTTTTTGTTCTATCACTTTCAACATCACTGTTCCTGTACCAAGTAGGTCCTTGACGTTTATACATATTAGGAGAGAACTGTTTTCCTTCGTTAGTTACTCTCTGTAAACTTGCGTAATCACGTCTACTGTAGTGCCCTGTATGTGTCGGTCCAATTGATATTCCAAGATCGTTTGTGTTTGTCAATCTAGCGTCGATTGACACTTTTGTTCTCGCATCAACTTTAACGCCAGCGTGTTCAAAACAATACATACCTAAAGGACGTACATATTCAATACATGCGTTTATCGGCTTTTCTGTGCTGAAGTATGTTACATCAATGTATCCTGCTTCATTATCTGACGATACATATACTGAGTTTACAGGGATTGATGTGTCTTCCAGTCTATCATACAGGATGTTGTTTTCTTCACCGTACTCTTGAATGTTGAATTGCGCTAAGTTCGTTTCAGCTGCAAGGATCATTCCATTCTTACATCCTTTGTTTCGTATCATGGACATAAAGTACATCATGATCAATCTGTTGTACGCAGGGCAGAATCTATCGTCAAACTTGAATCCGATAGTATCGCCAAGTAACCACAGGAGCCATGAAGGGCATCTCTGAAAATCGTAACAATCAAACAAGTTTTCAGTATCATATTTTATCTTTGTGAGACATGTTTCAAACCATTTCAAGAAGAAACGAAAGTCTGCACTATCTGTGTATATATCAGGAACTGCTACATCGCTGAATTGCATACTGTAATATCCCCTCCTGTGTTTAATTACGAATATATGAACTTTTAGCGTTATTCAAACACTCAGGACTTATTCTCAAATTGGTTGACCTTGCTCCTAAGTCAATATATCGTGCAAAGCTAATCATGTTGAAGAATTCAGGATCGCATTCTTTCCATGTAATGACATTGTTGGTAGGAGATCCAGGATCAAATGCGCGTATTCTACTATCTGCAGATTCAACTACTTCTATAATCTCCATGACAGTAGGTTTCACACCAAATGCTCGATTAGCAGGAGCAAAATGCAAGTTGAGAGCTTCCCGTACAAGTGCAAGTATGTTCTCTCCTACGTCTTTGCTTACCGGCTGTTCGGTGAATATCTGACCCACTATG